ATTTGTAAGGTAAAAGTATTTGTTTCCTTTTGCATCGGTACCAAGTTTTTCTTCTGCTGGTGGATGTGAGTGAGTCATTGGGTCATGATCAGTACCCACATATTTAAAAGCTGTGCTGCCTTCTGAATAACCACCTTGACCTTCGAGTTTCATAGGTGGTACATGGTCAAATTCATGTTCGCATTCAACATTATGTTTTACACTATACTTTCCGATATCTAAATTAGTACCATAGATGTACTCACCATTAGTCATCTTCATGTAAAGCATTTCATGTACTTGCGCCATAATATATTTATTTTACTAATTTGAAATGGCGTTCATAGACATGTAGGTTTTGAACTTGCCATATTATATTACCAGCATAACATTGTAAATCTTGGCATAAACGTTTAAGTACTGTTTGCTGCCATGCAAAATCATTACGATAGCCGTATATGACATCATTAGAACGCATTTGAACTACACAGTCAAGTAAGCCATTACGTTTGTAATATGTGACAGCATTGGTACATATAAAATCTGACTTACCATTTTCATTGTATTCTTTCCATATAGATGGGCGAGTATAAATCATAGCTGCACGCCTTGAGTCTGGATTGTCAATCAATTCTTCGACTACATGTTCGTATTGATTGTAGAATAAATCATCGTATATAAGCTTGCCATAATTAGAATTGATATTACCCCATGGATCAGCAGCTAGTAGCCATGCTTGAGGTGGTGAATTGATACCATCTTTATCTTTACCTTCAGGACCATATATATCATATATGCTGGTTGACATAGAATCATACCAATCAATTTCATAGTCAATGTATTCTTTATTAGGAATACCAAAGATCGCTGGTTCATCAGCTATAAAAGAAGCACCAATTAATTCTATAGTCTTAGAACCAGATCGATCCTTGGTAAACTTTTCTTGATTCAGTTCACTAATAAAGTGAGATCTGATATCAGAAACTTTAGGATGTAGTTTAGTCTTTGTTGAAGATTTTTTCGAGAATTCCAGTATTTCTCCCATGGTTTGGTGCCTCCCAGTCTTTAGGTTTAGTTAAATCAGGTAGTCCATAGGGATTAGGTCTACCTTCCTTCAAGCCAATTGTTTTATTTAGATTAGCTTTTAATACTTCTTGCCATGCTTTATTACCATCAACCTTCATAAGATCAAGGGTACCAGCTGCGAATACAATAAGATCAATAAGACCATCAACTATTTCTTCAGGGTCTTGATTATCAAGTGCATTCTTAGTTTCATCAAGTTCTTCTTGACAACATTCAAGTCTGAATGCTAGGAACTTACCTAACATATCTTTGTCCATTCTGTTTACTACTACAGGTACCATGTATTTCATATGCATACCTGCCATGTCTTTAAATATATCACTCATATCTTGCTCCATTAAATATTGCTGAGAATATTAGAGGTTCTATATCTGTATTATACACTTTATGGAATTTATTTGCTGGTACTGGAATAGTGTCACCAGGTTTAACTGCAAATGTTTCATCTTCTATTTGCATAAGACCTGTACCTTTTGTAAATACATATACTTCCTCTTGTTGTGGGTCACTATGTGTATGACCATTGGTTTCTTTTCCTGGTTGTAGTACAGTAATTGAAGGAACTAATATATTTAGTTCATCATTATCTAGTACGGCGTAACGCTCGTCTTTCTTAGCTATTTTCCAAGTCATGATTATGTAATGCTATAAGAGCGTAATGTAATATCTTCATGATGTCTGCTCTATTGTATCCTTCTTTTTTACCATATCTTTGTGCATACTTTAGGACATTACCCAGAGCAAACCCCATACCATGGCCACAATCAATAATAAACTCAGTAGACTGAAATTTATTTTTGCTATAGTGTCCATCGTAAGTTTTATCAATATAATTTTGTAAATCATCTATAAGATTCTTTTCATTAAATTTGTAATTAATCTTGGCCATCCATCTTACCTCGTAAATAAGATACGGCAAAAGAACAATAATTAATCATGTCTTTATAGGTATCTTCAAGTGATTCGAACTTTACATCACCATCGGCTTCAAGTAAAGATTGGGCACGTAATAGTTTTTGATGTATCATATCATGAATAGTATCAACACCACGTCTGTAATGCATGGCCTGTTTGATATTTGATTTTGGATTCTGATAATCTTTTGACTTAGCTAATTGTAAGTCAATACATTCTTCAAGTACTTTTACGGATTCTTTTTTCATGGTGCTTTTTGTGTATTGTTAATAATCTATTAATATTATACTTTTTAAGTTGTATTTTTTTCTGTACCAGATGTTGCAGCCATTTCTTTTTACTCTTAAACTTATCACCAAAGAATAGCTTTAAGAGTGTATCATCTGTAATACCTTTTCTTTCGAATAATCTATCTATGTCAAACATAGTTGGTAGTACCTCATCAGCAGTCTCACGTTTGTATGTTTCATATTGTTGAGGATGATAGTCTTTTATATATGTTATAAAGTTTGCACTATAACCGCAGTTAAAGCAATGACATACAAGACCTTGTTTCTTAGCATCTACCCAGAACCTTGCTTTACGAGGATTAGTAGCACTATCACCACATACCTGACATGACCAATTCCAAGAGTACTGACTCTTCTTCCTGAAGTTTCTAACTTCGTAGGTTAAAGAGTCAGCAATTGTAATTAGATTATGAAGCACTAAGACCTTCCGTTAAGTGATGACCAAACTCTTGCTCAGCATCATAAACGGTAAGACCTTTTTCGCCTTCACCGATAGTCTTAGCTGTAGCTTTATAATGATCGAACTTGAATTGTTCTAACTCGCCTTGAGTGTGTATCCAATCAACTTCATTATTAAGATTATCGACTATTGCATCAAGGTATCTTGCCGCCATAGAGTTTCGATTTTTATTCCAGTAATCATAGCTGAGAGATTCAAGTTCAGTGATTTTTTCTTTCATCACTTCTCTAACTCTATCTCTTTCATAGTCTCCAATAACTCGTAGGTAATCATTGCTACCTTTTTCGGCTACTGATAAGACTAGCTCATCATCACTAGACCAGGCTTCGTAAAGAACATATTCTTTGCCGTCTCTAACTCCTTGAACTCTGATTAATTTATCGTCATCTAAGAATGCATCTTCGATGACCGCTTGTAGATTTTTGAATAACATATTTGGTGCCTCCGTTATAATATAGTTATACTGATTGTTCCATTCTTTTTTCGAGCATGTCTTCCATGATGACATCATTCCAATTTTCTCGATAAGCGGCTTGTAAGCCATTCTTAAAGAGATACATGTGTTTTTCATGGGCAGACATATCTGCGACTTTATCGACAATTTCATCCATTATCATGTCGTTTACTGGGTGTGACATTATTCCACCTCCGCAATTATAGTTTTTGCGAAATCCTCAATGGCCATGTGGTTTTCCCATTTTTGAAAACCAATAACCGTACAATAATCTCTAGGATCATTTTCAGGACCGTCCAAAGTACCAAGTACCTTCACAGTTTTTTCAACTGCACCTTTGCCAGGCTCCCAGCCTTTGCATATAAAAGTTTTACCATCTAACATTATGATGCCTCCTTCATGTCTTGAGCTGAGAAAACATTTTCCCAAAACTCATCGGTTTCTTTTTCTTTCTTTTCACAAGTTCTGACTACCTGTCTCCAAGTAATAAGACCAGCTTCGTAGAAGTCTAATAACATATCACCAAAAGGTTCTCTGTCATTTGATTTCCATAATACTAAATCACCATCTGTGTAGAAGTCATTTTCATATTTTTCAACCGCATTATCAGTAGTTGAAAAACAAAAGTCAAAAAACTCAGATTGTCTTTTGTACTCTCTACCAGCAATTACAACTGATTGAGTTTCTAATTGCTCTTTTGTTTTTGGATATTTACATTTACCATTCATTATTTAGTGCTCCTTTATTAATTTATAGGTATTATTCTATACAGTTCCTCGTGAATGTAAACACGTCAATGCATCTAAATCTAAGCATATAACTTCTAGGAATATTAAAGTTTTGATCTCATAGCAGCCATTTTTTCTCTAGCTGCATGCCATCTTTCAAATGTATAAGGTGTGGGATGCTTACCTACTTTTAATCCAAGTTTCTTGAATTCTTTCTTTAGTATGTCATGACATTCTCTACCCATAAAGGCTGATACTAATTTTAAGAGTACATTTCTAAACTCACGACCATGATGCATCTGACCCGCAGCATGTGATAGTTCATGTAGTAGTACATATAAGTTGTAGCCATTTACTTTATCAAGTGTAATCTCATAGATGTATGACCAACCATGACAACCACGTCCTTGGTAATTGGCTTTATCTCGTATCTTAACTTTATGACCACCTTTAGCATCTACCTTTTTAAATGCTGCAGACTTACAGATTTGATTTGCTCGCTTCTGTATTTCTTCTAAATTCTTGTAGGTTTTTTGTTTTGATTTAAAGGCATCAGTTTTGTATAAGGCTCTTTCTGCTTTATATACTTTGCCTGCTTCTGTATCTCGTTTGTTTTCCATACGAGACATGCTATGTTTTTTCTTGTGCTGATTTAGATATCTAATGTATGCTCTTTGCTCGCCAACCAGGATATCTTCACGCTGATTGACTTCTTCCTTAAATGGAATGTAGTCCATATTTTCTCCTTGCTATATTTATTTCATATCGTCCAAAGTGGCTTCTTCAGATTTTTTACGTTTTCTGGTAGACCAAACTTTGATTAAATTTTCGATATGTTTGATTTTAATGTTGAGACCCCTGAAGTTTTCTGGATGCTCTCTTCTTTCTTGAAGTAATTCTTCTAGAAATTTGACTTTTCCCTTTTTAGTTCTAATTTTTTGGAATGGTTTATAAAGTAATTCTTCTTTATTAGTCTTTGTATATTTAGGCATATTATTTGGTACTCCTTCTTGATATATTAATTATACCTATTCTATACAGTTTTTCAAGGATGTACACAATTTTGTTTCGTTTGAAATCAACTACTTAGGCAAAGTAGTGAAGATTAATCCAGTCACAAGTCATCGCGGGCTTCTTTTCTCCCTCTATCTCAATGACTATATCTATTACAGTTCTGAATCTATTACCTAGTTTCTTATATGATTTGAGAGTAAAATGAGCTCTGATTCTCTGATCAGCTTTTACAGCCTGTCTAAACTTAAGGTTCTCTACTCCGACATTAGTAGCCATAATCTGACCAGCAAATGGTTTAATAATCTCATAACTAAATTTAGGTAGGAAAGATAGTATCAGAAAACCATGAGATATGATACCACCGAATGGTGTAGCCTTAGCATAGTTCTCATCAGTATGAATTGGTTGGTCATCACCAACTAAGGCACCATATAGTTGTATCAACTCTTTGTCAATAGTTTCCCATGACGATGTAAGTTTTACACCTATATGTTCTTTGTATTTTTTATCGGCAGCATCAACGGTATTCACAGAAGTTTTTGCTCATCTAGTTGTTGCTTAAACTGATCGTATCCACCGATACTTTTACCATCAATAAAGATTTGTGGAAATGTTCTAGCATTTGGTTGTAGCTTCAATAATTCTTCCATAGTAAAATCTTCATTCAGCATTAACTTCTCGTATGTATGTTTACTTTCCTGTACAAATTGTTGTGCTGCTCTTTCAGCCATATCACAGTACGTACATGGTTCTTTAGAATAAATTTTTATATGCATAACTTATCCTTGTAAATATGATAACATTGTCTTAGCATCAGATACTTCGAATGGGTCACCTTCGAAATTATCAGCTTTACCTTCTTCAGCAAACATCTTTACAATTTGTCCATCTTGAAGAACGGCTGAATAACGCCATGATCTTGAGCCAAAACCTAGATTTCTTTTACTGACTAACATATTAAGTTTATCTGTTAGATCACCATTACCATCTGCAATATACTTAACTTTAGAAACTTCATGTTTCTCAAACCAAGCTTTCATTACAAATTCATCATTTACTGATATGCAATAAACTTCATCAACACCACACTTTTTAATCTCATCATATAGTTCTTCATAACCTGGTAAATGAGATGCAGAACATGTAGGTGTAAATGCACCTGGTAATCCGAAGACTACCACTTTCTTATCTAAAAATAGGTCTTTATATTGTGACATAATATTTCCTTTACTTTGATTGTATAGGTATTATACCTTGTTTAACCAAAAAATTCTTCTAATCCAGATGATTTTTTTACTATAAGAGTGTTTTTAGTTTTATTAATTATATCTGTATAAACATCAATGGCATCACAATGTGATTTCCAAAACTCAAATGCTTTGTGTCTTTCTTCATCACGTTTAACATTATCTATTGCATACTCTGAAAGTATGTTTGCAACTGTATTGTAATCTGTACCTTCTTTATTTCTATGAGCCCATGCACCATAATCTCTTTGTTTAAAATCATCTGTTAGAAATATAGTACCACTATCTAAACAACTAATTACCGGATCACCGATCTTGTTGTGTATTATATGAGCACCAAAATGTTCATGAAATATAGGAACTGTACCAGCACCTAAACAATCTGAATGACAGTATTCTATATTAGCTCCATACTGTTCAGGCTTGAGATGATATAGATCAGAACCAAACATAGACTTTGCCATTCTTAACATCATGTCATGGTGTTGATAACCAGGATATAGATAGGCACCTTTCATTTCTTCTTCAGCACCATACTCAAAGTCACCAGTTTCACCATATTCTTTTTCAGGTCTAAACTTATTTACTACATTCCATCTAGTAGATGGATCGTTATCATCTTTATATAAGATACCTTTATATCCAATAGATGCTTCTAAACCTTCAAGTATTGTAATGAATCCTCTATGCATCATTTGTTCTTGATGAAAATCAATTAGTTGTTGTGGACCTTTCCAACCTGCAGATCTTCCAACCCATCTTATAATCTTTTCTTGTTCTTCAATTGGCTGCCAATACTTTTCTTTATTCTCATCAAAATTATAACCTACACCCGCAGTTGTAATTGGAACTGTGATACCTTCTTTCTCACACCATTTAGCAAATGGGTTTGTAGTTGAATGAGTCATAATAACATCTAAACATTGTAATACATCTTTCAGTTTAGCATTACGATGAATTGATTGTATGTTATGGTCAACCTGAACAATGCTTTTATTAACATTAATTTTTTTTAATAACTCTATGAAGTTGTCGACACATTGTTCAGGGTGACTTTTAGATGGAACAGAAAAGACAATCAAAGCTTCACACTTGTTAATCTCATCTATAACCTCAGTACAAGTCATTAGATCAGGAAACTTCTTAGTAGTTTTACTAATCTCTGACCAATCTGCTCCTCTAAAATAATTTACATCAAACTCCATGGAGTTTTGTCTTGGCCACACTTTATCCATAGTGGCATAGACTTTTACACCCATAAGTTTTTGGAATTCTACAACATTCTTCGTGACACCGCAACCTTCGACACCACGACCCATAAGTACTGCTACAGTCATTTGTTTTTACCTCTTTCTAGATTATACTGATCTACACACATATCTTCTAAACTCTTTGTGAGTGTAATCTTATCTGATAGTTTATCTACAACAGAACATTCTGCATCACCATCACGTCTTTCAGTCTTTACAATATTTATGTTTTTACCTGTAGCTTTCTTAAAAGAATCAACAACTTCAAAAACACTATAACCTGTGTTAGAACCAAGACATTCGTATGGTGTATTTGTTGGACCATCTTTAACAGCATTGCATATTGCATTTGCTAAGTCTACAACATGTACATAATCTCTAATACATGTACCATCGCGTGTATCATAATCTGTACCGTATATTTCTAAATAATCTCTTTTACCACAAGCAACTTCAGCTGCAACTCTAATTAAATGTGTTGATGGACCTATTTGTTTGTGTACACCATCTGAACCAGATACATTGAAGAATCTAAAGATTGTATAACCACTTGCTTTTTCTTTGATTATATCTTCAGCAGCAACTTTAGATTTAGCATAAGGTGATGCCATTTCCCATGCGGCTGATGTAGATGCAAATAGAATATGTGCTTGAGGAAATACTTCACATACTGCTAGTGTACCCATTACATTAGTCATATAATAATCTGCAGGTCTTTTCATACTTTCTGGTACTACAGACAGACCACCTAAATGTACAACTGCATCATAATCTGGCCATTGTTTTCCCATAGGAGTCTTTAATGATTGACGTCTATATACTTCTAAAACACTGAAACCATGAAAATCATGTAAGTATTGACTTACATCATTCTTATCTTCGCCATGAACATCAACATCCAAGCCATCAATTTTTACACCTTGTTCATGTAGTATCTTACATACGTGTGAACCTATATAGCCATTACAGCCTGTGACTAAGACGTGCATACTCGTTTCCTTAAATCTGAAGATGAGAATCTATGTTCTCTTTTATTAAAGTACAATGCTATACCTCGTTTCTTGCATATATCTTTTCCAGTAAAATCTTTTTCTTTATACTCTTCACCAAGAATTCTTACATCAATAGTATATAGTTCTAATATATCTTCTAAATCTTTTTCACTAGCATAGGGAATAATCTCATCAACATACTTAACCGCTTTTAGTTGTGTATATCTTTCTACAATAGTTTGTATTGGTGAGTTCTTTTCTTTTCTATCTAGTGATGGATCGACTTGTAAACCACAAATCAAATAGTCACATTGATCTTTAGCATCTCTTAACATTTGTACATGACCAGCATGTAATAAGTCAAATGTAGAACAGGTGAAGCCGACTTTCATAATCTGATTATACCCCGAATGGGAACATTATTTCTAATGCTCCCATTAATAACAAAAGACTTAGTTATTATACTAAGCCTTGCGCAATTGCTTTGTAGCCTGCTGCTACTACGGCACGAGTTGGAGTACCCATACGGTATCTCAAAGCTCTTAGTCTGCTAGATTTAGCAGGTCTGTTTCCATAAATAGCAAAACCTTTATTTCTAAGGTTAGCAACTACAGCAGTTGGGTTTGCCATGTTAAATCTGTCTCTCATTTGAGCAACAGTTAACTCAGCACCATTTGAAAGAGCATCAATTACTTTCTGCTCTTGCGATTTTGTTTTAGCCATATCAGTTTTCTCCTTACTTAGTGGTCTAAATAATATGTTAAATAATTTTAACATCACGAATAGATTATACTCTTTAAACGATTTTTTTTTATATTCTCTTAAAGTGGGTAATATGTTCGCGGGTATACACGGGTAATAAATACTGTATGATGAAATGGTTGCTACTTCCTGTAGCCTTAACAATATCCGCGATCGCAGCTTTCTATTCAATCTATGGATTAGTAGCAATCTTCGCAGCGGCAGTAATACCTATTATTATCATGGGTGTAGCCCTTGAGATAGGTAAACTAGTATCTGTTGTATATCTACATCAATATTGGGAGGAAACTAAATTACTCTTAAAGAGCTATCTAATAGTGGCTGTCGCACTCTTAATGTTTATTACATCATTAGGTATATTTGGATTTCTGTCAAAAGCACATGTAGAACAAGCATCTCTATCAGAAGAACAGATAGCTTTAATACAACAGTTAGAAGATAAAGAGATTAGATCAGAATTAAAGATTGAGAGATGGGAGAAAGAACTTACAAAGCTTTTAAACAATGAAGATACACGTGTAGACACTCTCATAGGAAATGAACAAGAGCAACTTAATAACATATATGATAGAATTGAAAGAGAAAAGAATTCTGCCAATGAAGCATACAACCAGAAAGTAAGAACTATAAATGAAACCATTACAGGTTTTGGTTCAAATGCTAGAAAGACTGAGCAGATTGAAATAGCTAATGCAGAATTAAAGAAAACAATAAATGATATTGATGCTAAATATAAAGATGAGATAAGTGAATTACAAGATGTAATTAAAGGTTATAGAAATCAAGTCACTGAAAAAACAGATGACATAGATATAAAGATAGAAGAACTAGAAACACGCATTGAGAGTGAACAGAAAATTATTGATGTTGTCATAGAAGAAAAAGCAGTTTATGAAAAACAATACAGAGCGCTTGAAGCAGAAGTCGGCCCGATTAAATATATTGCGGAACTCATCTATGGTGAAACTGACAAGAGTTTACTTGAAGATGCTGTAAGATGGGTTATTATAATATTGGTTATTGTGTTTGACCCTCTAGCGGTTGCGTTATTAATAGCATGGAATGATATTATAAAACGCGAATCTCCAAGGCCTAAGCCAAAACCAAAAGAACCAGAACCTACTCTTAACGAGTTAGCAGAAAAAAAAACTGAAGAACCCGAAGAAGTAGAACCTGAGATTGATAAGGATTATGAGAAAAATACTTATCACAATGTTTTAGGCATCAAAGTAAAAGAGAATCCTAAAACATTAAAAGAATTTATGAAAGAAACACCCGATTTCTTTGCACAATTAGCGGATGAAATGGGTGGAAGAATAGATTATGATAGTGAAGCGGCTCAGATAGAAGTTCCTGAAGATGTATTGGAACAACTACCTGATGGTACTTATAGAAAGAAAGTAAGCCGTACTAGAATATAAGGAAATATAATGTTTTAAGATGAAAGAGTTTATGCTATTACTATCCGAGTTTGGGCTGCCTGTAGCTGGTGCAGTGGTAATGGGCCTATTCATATACATTATATTAAGATATATTTTAGATTCTGTAGTTAGTCAAACTAAAACTTTAAAATCCATAATAATGCAATTAGATAATCGTGTTAAAAACATGAATAATGACATGATAAAATTAGACATGGAAATTACACATGTTCTTGGAATGAAACCAGATGATGTAAGAATTTCTAGATCTAATGGTAAAGAAGATGCGAGAAGAGATTAATGAAAATCTTTATTGAAATTTTAAGTGTATATGGTTTCCCAACTTTAGCTGCAATTGCTATGGGTTGGTTTATCTGGTTTGTATATAACTTCACAACAAAAAATATTAAAAAGAATTTAAGTGAAACTCATACTACACTTATCGCTCTCTTAGATAGAATCAGAATGTTAGACAACGACATAATTAGATTAAGAGCTAAATTAGATGCCGTCATTCAGATGAAAGAGAACGAAAAGGTTCCCACAGAAGCAAAAGAAACTAATAAATAATATATGATTAGAGCACATTTTATAAAAGGTGTGCTGCGAACTTGGGTTGTTATGTTATTTGCGGTGACGTTGGCAGCCCTATCCACAACAAATCTCCACGCTAGTGAGCTTCACTTTGAGTTTGGCAACCCTGCATTCTCAAAACACGGCTACTCATCCCATGTCTTATCTATAGAACAACTCAATTATTCACGTCAAAGAGATGTAGAGAAAGATAAGAAGTCAGCCGATGCCGCTGCTCAGAGAGAAATAGACAATACAACAATTAATAAGTTCATTAAGAATGTTGAATCTCGTATTTATGCTAACTTATCTAAGCAATTGGTTGATAATATGTTTGGTACTAACTGCGTAAACACAGCAGAAATAACTTGTGAAACTTCAGGTACAGCTGTAGTTGAAGGTGCTACAATTTACTGGGTAAGAGATGATACAACAGAGACTATTAGTTTAACAGTCACAGATGAGACCGGTAATGTCACAACGATCACCGTGCCCATTGGAGACTTTCTATTCTAATAGAAGAATGAACTTATATGAAGATACTTTTAGCAATATTACTGTC